CCAACGTATACTTTTACAGAGCCATCAATGATGCTAGTTTCATAAATATTACGCTCTTGGCTAGAAAGTCCTGTAGAAGAAGGGCTTCCTGAGTTATCTACCAAAAATACAGGAACAGGCAAATTAGTAACTTCTGATATGCCTGCAATAGAGTCAGTATTAGCAGTTTTACCTTCAGTAGCTGGAACAGTAGTGCTTGCGCCCGCAGCAAGGGAAACCACAGCAGCAGTAGTTTCAAAATATACATCTGGGTAGTCACCGTATGAAAGTGGTGCTAGGACCTGAGTTCCAATAGGAATTGATATAGGACTAGCAGAGGTATTTGTAAAAGTTAAAACGGTAGTGGCGGGTGTTGGACCTGAAGGTCTGTAGCCATAGATTTGGGCAAAGTTATAAATAGTTGAAGTTTGAACTGCGTTGTCAATAGAAGTTTCGCTTGCGGCTCTGTCAATGTAGTAAGACATAATGTCGCCCATATAAGCAAACGTTTCTAGCAGAACAACACCAAAGTCAGAAGGATCTTCGGCGTCCCACTGCAAAGAAGGTTGAACTTCAGCCAACTGCTGGGTTACCAATTTAACTAGGTCAGCCCGAATTGCTGCATAATCTCTAGAAGTGTAGTCAACGGTAATTTCTGGTCTAATTGTCATGAGTATGTCCCTGTGTTTGTTATTACGCCTTCTGGAGTAATGTTGTAAGTTTTAAAAGAAACAGTGGCATTAGAGTTGTTTGGCAAGCCAATCCCTAAAGTAATTTCGACAAGACCTTGTTCGTTAGGGCCATCACTTTCGTATGACTTTAACGACAATTCTGGGAGCCAGACCGCCATAGCTTCTCGGATAGCAGATTCCATGCCCTCTTCAAAATCACCAAGATTCTCGTACATGCCTCGGCTTATATCAAGGCCGTATCTAGGTCGCATATACCTTTGGCGAGTAATAGTTGACATAAGAGTCAAAACCCTATCTAAATAGATTTTAGAAGGGTTGTTTGTAGCACCAATTTTTCCACCAGCAGTTATTTTAAAAGGATAGGATATAGACCTCATGAGGACACTCCTACCCACACTGGGTAGTCAGGATCGCCGGATTCAAACATAACCCAAACTCCTTTTCCTATCTCTGGCCCAGTGGTTGTTATAGCGGCATTGTTTGTAGTAGCAGTGCTTACCTGTAAAATTACGGGCAAACAAGCTTCTAACCAACCGGTTGTATTATCGCCCAATACCTGAGGAATTAGGACCTTAATTCGTCCCTTATTTATAGGGTCAGAATTTGAAACTACTACCGCTCGGTAGATGCCGTAAAATCTTGGTCTTTCGTACATTAAAACTTTGCCTTCCATCTATATACATTTGGAAACTCTGAAAAATCAGGGACCATGTATTCATACATACTTGTAGAGTATTTTACCGTTTTAGCGTACTCAATTGAAGCCGCTCTCACCTCAGGGTCTATAAAAGAGCTTACCTTTGACACGTATGCTGAAGAGTCCAGGGTTACTTCTTCCGACACCGGAGGAGTAGTTTGAGAAAGCTCGTAAGACACATCCCTTGTTGAAAGGGAGGTACTGTCTTTTCTATAAGGTTCTCCAAGCTGGCTAGACCCCACAGTCATTTCCATACGGTAAGACTTACCACTACCAAAAATGTGTTTAACAGAAGTAACAACCCAGTAGCCAGACATTTCGTTTGGAAGGCCATCTAAGTAAATAACTCTGTAAGGGCGAACATTTGGGTTACCCATAGATTCAGCTTTAGCTGTGTACCTAAAAGCTGCGTGGTTTTCTTTTGAAGTAATTACATGCCTAGAGTGCGAGCTAGATAAAACTACTTCGTCAGTAATAATTTTGTTAAATACAGGGGTCTGATCTTGCTTTAATAATTTAGCAGAGTTTGTATTACCTACAGCAGGTGGAGAATATCTACTAGATTTTCTAGATTTTAAGCGAGCGTTAGAATTTCTATCTACGCCAAATACTGCTCTAGAAAGACTTGCTCCTTCAATTTCTGGAGAGTTTTCAGAGAGAGTAGGTTTAAAGTTATACAAAGTCATAAATGGTATAAAAGCAGTATTAGGCTCGTCAATATATTTAAAGTATGGAGACAATCCTTTGCTGGTTTGGTACAACTCAGCTCTAGATTTAAAAGTTAAAACTCCGTTATCTACCCTAAACCCAAACCCACACTGTGTAGCTAATCTAGATAGCATTTGCCAGTCAGACTGACCAGTTTGAGAAATCATAGGAAACACTCTAGGGTGGCGAGAAGTATCCGCTTTAAGGCCGTGTTCTGCCGCAATTTTTCTAGCTACTCTGTCAGCAGTGACATCAGTAAAGGTTCGTTGGGTTTCACGCTTCATTGATTGTGAGTTACCAACACAAACAACTCGTGTCATGGTGGCAGAAGATTTGACATTTAAATTGATACTGTGAACGTACCCCACCCAAGAAGCAGTTTCCCCAAGAATTTCCCAATCTAATTTGACCGGATCACCAGACTCAATTCTGTCTGGGCTAGGTACGCTTCCCTTAAAGTTAATCTCAAGAACATCGTGAGATAACTCATCTTGCGTCAAAATAGCTGACAAAAAAATCATTCCATTAGGCTCATTGTTTTGAAACTTAGGGAAAGTCACTTTCCACGAATGGGACTTTTGTCTAGTCACCCGCAAAGTGTTTAAATTATTTAAACCCGATACGTTGTTAGCCACGTGGAAGCCTAATTGCAGTTCCTGGTCGAATAAAGAAAGGATCAGAAATGTCTGGATTTAAATCCATAATTTTCCACCAGTACTCAGGGTTACCCAAGTATAAATCAGCAATAGCATCAATTCTGTCGTTTTGTTTCCAAATATAAGCCTGTAGTCTGACAGTCCTTGTTTTTGGAAACAACCTATTAACAGAAATACTCTCTCCATCTTGTGAAAGAGGTCCGTCATAGTACCTAGAGTTTGTGTATATCATGCCGTTCCTATCCTTCGGTCTCTGGCGTATCGCCAACAGGGTTGACGGAGCCTATAAGAATCGTATTAGTGGAGTCTCTAACTTCTGCGTCATATGTAATAACTGGAATTCTTGTAAAACTAATACTAAGTTCTGTCAACATAGGAACCATGTCTGGGTTAAAAATTATGTGGTTAACTGTAAGGTTAGTAATTACGCCTTTAAACCTAAGGCTGTCGCTAAATCTAATCCAAATAGGTAACCCGTAAATAAGACCAAAGTCAGAACTGACCTGTCCCTTTTTCATAGTAGGGCTAGTTTGTGGGTCACCATTTAAAACTCTGTAAAGAAATTCAATGTCGTACTCGGTTCCTCTAGTTATAATTCCAAGCACTTCTTCTTCAGATAAAGTTCTAGGGTACCCTTTAGAAGTTTGAGAAAAAGTTCGATTATTATAAATTTTAGGAAGAATAGTTAAATCAGCTTGGCGGTTAATGTAAGTTTTAAACTCATAACTACCTTGTCCAAACAAAACTGTTGAGATATCTCCGTTAGAGCCACCGAAAGCAGTCCAGTCAACATTTGGGTCAGCTGAAATACCGTACTGCAATCCTGGAGGATTGTACATAAATTGAAATCCCCAAAGATCAGTTAGATTTAAAGATACTCCCGCATCTTTTACAGCTCTGTTAGCGTTTTGAGCGTCTTGGTAAATAAAAGCTAACCGGTTAGCCACTGTTTTTTGGTTTTTTATACGGTTTTCTGGAAGGTTGGTTGCAGAGATTCCTTTAAAATAATTAGTGTTTCTACTTAAATCTCCACCTATGGCATACCTTCCTGATTTTTTTCCTCTATTAATTTCTTGAAACGCAATTGGAGATATAGGTTTAGTTGACACGTGTGGAGGTGGATTGTACTTTCCAACCAATAAAGGAGAGTTATTAACATCTTTAGCTTGAGGAACGTAGTAAATCCAGTTAGCAGCACTGGCTTGAGCTATTGTTAAATCTTTTAGGTTGGGGCTAGTAATTACTAAAGAACCATCGTCTGCAGTGTAAGCTCCACCTTGGCTTTGATTTACAAACTTTAATAATGCAGCTTCTTCTTGAGCATCCGTAACTCCAATTGCAAACTCTTCCCACAAAGGTTTAATTATATTAAAAAGTTTGTTCATGTCTGAAATTATTTTTAGTCTGTCTCCCATAATAGTGCTCATTTGAGAGCTGTAGCTAGGGGGCAAAGGAGGGTTATTTTGTTCAAAATAATCTTTTAATTGAGTAAATAACTTCCTATTAGACCCTAAAGTTGTAGTAAATGACTCTACCTTGCTCCAACTATTATTAGCAATTCCTACTATAAGTAAGTCTGAGTTTAATTCAGCAGGAGCTGACGTTGGAGCACTCACTCCTGATGAAACGTTGTTTAACCAAGCAGCGTTAGCAGAATTTTTTAAAAACGCATCTATATAAACAGCGTCCGCATTCCATTTATCAACAGCTGCTCTGTAAGAAGTTGCTTCTAACTGCCAAACAATGTCAGCAATATCATTACTTACTAACTGGTCTAACCTTTTCTTTACTGAATCTTTAATAGCAGGAACTGTTTTAGTTGGATCAACTTGTACACCTGATCCGCCACGACCATCGTCTAGTTTTTCAACATCTAATTTTGGCATTAATACTTACCAATCTTGTCTAAGTTAAGTTGATTATCAAGAGCTTCTTTAATTTGTTTTGCAAGAGAGTTAATATTTTGTGTAGAAGCACTGCCAATATTAACTGTCATGTTCAAAGTAATATTACTAGAACCGCCGTAGTTGTCTGGTCCACCACCGCCAGAAGCTGTATTACCAAGAATTACTTGAGCTCCCGCGTTACCTTGGCCACTGCCTCCAGGTTGTTGAATAGTCTTGGTTGTGTTGTTAATTTCGTCCAAAACTTTTTGAAGTTCTGCCATTGAAGGCAAATGATTATTGTACTTACTTGACTTGTATGTAGACCACTGTGACCAGTCTTTACCGTGTCCTGACATGTGATCAGCAACTTTGGCACTAACAATAGGGTCAAACAAGTCTTCATTTTTATGTAGACCATACTTAGAAAAAAGTTTAATTCTTTCTGGACCTAGTTTGCCCTTCATATTAATTTGAAACATGCCGTACGAAAGGTCTTTACCTCGAGGGTTGTAGGCTTTAGGTCTACCGTTAGATTCAGCCATAGCAATAGCGTAGGCTTCACCAACATCTTTTCCTCTGAGTTTGGTGTTATTGCGGATAAGTTTAATGAGGTCTTTTTTAGCAATCATTGACTTACCGGTGTACTCGTTAGCAACATCCGTATGTGAACCTGCAGGATCTTTTGCAAATGCGTTACTACCAGCAGCTTTTCTACTACCCCAAACAGTCGAGATAGTGCCGGCATTTAATAGCTCTGAAAGAGCACCTACGGTGTATGAACCTACTCCACCAACTTCAAGCGAAGAAGACTCTGAAAACATTGACGAACCGCCAAACATTTTTCCACCAGAAGATTCGGAAGAGTCCGAGGATCCACCAGAGAAAAATTCTTTGACGCTATTGAACGCACTACTAATTATGTCGCCAAGGCCACCTTGGCTACCACCACCGCCAGTAAGGGAAGTTGGGTTAACAGGGTTGTTAGTTCCTTTACGAACTTCAAAGTGCAAGTGGGGACCAGCGTCACCCTTAATACCTGATCTACCTACCAAACCAATTACTTGGCCAGCTTTAACTCTCTGTCCGTTAGCTACAAACTTTTTAGAAAGGTGAGCGTAAAGAGTTTGAGTTCCATCTTCATGTCTAATCTGAACAGTAATACCAAAAGCACTACCTGGTTGATCATCAAAAACAGTACCTGATTTAGCAGCAACAACCTTAGTTCCTGTAGGAGCGGCATAGTCGCTACCTGTGTGGTAGCCCTTCCATGTCCACTGAGGTCCTTTTTTACCGTAAGGAGTGGTAACTCTCTTACCAGGTAGTGGGTTAATAAATCCACCTGCATTGCTACCGCCACCGCCGCCAGCAGCTTTACCTGCCATGTCTGGACCGCCACCGCCAGAAGCTGTATCTTGAATACCTTGAACAACTCCAATTCCAGTTCCTAGTAAAGCTCCAACAGCAGTTCCAACAGGACCAAACATAGATCCAATGCCAGCTCCCATTAATGCAGTGCTTCCAGCTCTGGCAGCAATAAGTCCTGCTTTGTCTAAGTTAGAGTAGCCGTCAGCCCCAGCTTGTTGAGCTAGGTAGTCCACGCCCAGTCCAGCTAGAGCACCTCCAATAGCTAGACCGCCTCCTCTAGCTAGTCTTCCGTACTTTCCAAATTTAGATCCTATACGACCAGTAAGAGGTTGTGTAAGCGGAGTGTTCATACTGGCGGTTAATTTACCACCCATTTTAGTTGTCTTAAACGCTTCAATGCCCTTACCAATTAAATGCTCTTGAAGCATTCCAGTAGCACCGCTAAACATATCTCTGCCAATGCCCGAGATAACTCCTCCAGAGGAGCCCGCTCCAGGGATTGTTTCGAGGAAACCTTTGAGGTTTCCAAACATAGTTGTTACAGGTCCAAGAACTTGAGCAAGTTTAGTAAACCCGTCATTCACGGTAGCAGCCGTGTTCATAGCTGCTGAGTAACCGCCCACAAGTCCGCCACCGGTAGCTTCTAACTTGCCTGCTTCGGAGGTCTGAAGCTTAAAGTTAGCTCGCATAGGATCATCAGCAGCAAGGCCCATAAGATCCATCATTTTAGATGGGCTGGAGGTGTCTAGTTTTTTACCATTGTTTTTTGCTTGAGCCATAATTGCTGCTTGCAAAGATGCAATAAGGTTTTCATCTCCACCCGCCACAGCAGCGATTGTTCTGTAAGCGTTAGAATTAGTGCGCATAACCGCAGCAGCTTGCTCGGCATTTGGCTTTCTATTTCCGTACATCTTACGGAACAATTCGTTAGCAATTTGGTTTACAGGTCTTATGCTTCCGTCGTTACCACGAGCTCTGATGCCAATTCTTAGGAAACTCATGCCGTTTATGCTTCCAACACCAGCAGCCACTTGCTCATTAGTCTGACCGGAAAGCGCACTGATACCACCAATTTGTGGCATATTGTTCATAGAAGTACCGCTGTTAAAACTGTACCCTGAAGACATAAATGTAGAGGCTGCGCCCTGCATACTAGCCGCGCTAGTAAACCCGCCTCTGTTCATTGCGTTGCTGCGAGTAATTACAGAAGCAGCTGTGATTCCCTGGCCACTGAATGACGACACATACTGTGCCTCCATTCTCTGACCTACTGCCGCAGAAGTACTAGGCATTAGATCATAGAAAGACTTACCTGCTGCTAGACCAATTTGACCTGCAATTGCAGCTTTAGCTCCAAAGGAGCCACCGGTACCAGGGGCTTTGTATTTCGAACCGTGTGGGTCCGGAACATTCGCACCAAGTAGCCCGTCTCCTGTACCAGTACCGGTGGCTTTTAAAGCTTCTTTAGTAGTTTTGTAAAACTTTTCAGCTTCTTTATTTAACTCTATATAAGCTTTAGTGAGGTCTTTAACAGACTTAGTGGTTTTTTCAACGGGCTTAGACGTAGAGGACTTGTAGTTAGTACTACTAGTATTTCCCTTTGGATCTTTTGCCATTGTTATTCTCCTCTAAGAGCTTTAATTCTTGTAATTCCTTTTTCTAACCAAAGGTTACGTTCCCTGTAAGAAAGCATACGAATCTCTTCCAATCCCCAACCTGGGTAAAAGAAAGCAAGAGCTTCGTAGGCTTCTAGCAAGTACTCGTAACTTAGGCTACCAGCGAAACAAATCCGCTAAAGATAGCGGAATTGTTACCTCCTGACTACAAGATGGGCAAGTGTTCTTTACTTCGCTTAACTCGGGGCCAGGGTTACGCTCAGCAATTTCTGTAAGAAGTTTACGGCGGTCAACCATGCCCAAATTCAAAATTTGCTTAGTGTCATAGACTGGCAATCCATTAATAGATGCAATGCAGTCTTTAAGTAATATAGTGTCAAGTTCAGCAGAGGTCTTGTCTGTAGACTGAACTAGTTTCTTTTGTACTTTTCCTGTAGGTAAAGTAGCTACGACTGTGCCAACTTTGCAGGAAACCTCAAATTGACGATCCCCAACAGGGTCCTCTAGATGCTTTACTGTTACATCTCTACTTAAATTGATTAAAAACTTTTGGTCTAGTTCACCACAGTTTGGGCAAGGACCGTAGATGTCTACCTCATCGCCAAACGTAGCTTTTCTAATTTCCAAAAGCAAAAGTTCCCGGTCACCGGAAAGCAGCTGATCTAAAACTTCTACGGTAGCTTTTTGGTCACCGATTGAAACTGTTGCTCGTTGAAGAATCATCATCAAGCCTCGACCAATGTCCGGAGCTTTAGCAATAGCTTCTTCGTCAGCCCCAGTAAGTTCTCTAACTTCGGCTGAAGTGATTAAGTCACCCTCAAAAGAGTTGTAATAACCAGCAATTAAAGTTACTGCTCCTACAGGAGGTGCAACAATAGTTGAAAGTTCAACTAAAGCTGGCACCTCCCGAGAGGCAGCATTCATAGCTTCTTGTGCAAGTTTGTTGGCTAGGGCGGGGTTAGTTGCCGCACTGATTGAGTTTTCCATTTGTAGCTCCTATTAATTAAACGAATTAGATATTGAAAGAAGGTGCAGTTGCAGAATAGTTTTGAGCCCAAACAAGATCCCAACCTTCGTGCACAACGCTCATGGCTTCAACCATGAGGTCGTTGCCACCTGAAGAAAGGTCGCTGTAAGCAAGGGTGTTAATCCAAGCGTTGTAGACACGGAAACGCATGGCTACGTGCATATCTTCAGCACCATCTGGGGTATTAATGCTACCATTAACGACAGCTTGGTTAGCTGGGTTTGGATGGCTCAATACAGAGATATCAATGTTGCAACGGAATTCGTGACCAATACCTCTGGTAGGGTCAGCGGTGCCTGCAACAGTTGCGAACAACTGCTTCATCCACTGCTGATTCTGGTCAGTTCCCATCATCACACCACGGCTGAATGAAATCGGCTGAAATGATGTTTGTCCTGGAATCTGGTGAACAGTGGTGTTGTAACCACCTTCACGGTATGCGATGGACTCTGTAGCAACAGTCAAACCGCTAACTCCAACGAACCCCATAGTAGGAAATTCTTTAGTTTGGGTAGTGTCTAGCGGCAAAAATTGTACTAAGAACCTAAAGTTACGGATTGGATCCGTAGCCATCTTACTTAGTGGGTTGGTGTATGCCATTTTTGTTTGTCTCCTTAGACTGTGGCGTTACCGGTGATTTGACCGAGGTTAATCACGATAAACTCTGCTGGGTATTGGAGTGCAACGCCAATCTCAATGTTAACTTGACCATTGTAGATATCAGTCGTACTGGTAGTGGTTGTATCACATTTGACGTAAAACGCGTCTTGTGGACGTGCTCCACGTAGTCCCCCATCTGCCCAGAAATCCAAGAGGAATTTAGACAATGAAGAACGAATTTGATTCCACAGCATGTGGTCGTTATTCTCAAAGATTGCAAATGCAGTACGATCTTCAAGTTCTCGCTTTAGATAGATCAAAGTACGACGAACATTGACGTAACGAGATGCATCTGTGTTTCTTAGAGTACGTCCACCCATAATTGCAATACCTGCTCCAGGAACGTTACGAATAGCGTTAACTGGGACTGCTGCTGAGTTCAAAGTGTCAAGCTCAGCATTAGTAAATCTACGCTCGGTTCCTAGTGCAAGAGCTACAGTATTTGTCAAACCAGCTGGGGCTTTGAACACACCTCGAGATGCGTCGGTAGCTAGGTACTGACCAACAACTGATGGTCCTGGTGGAACTGTGAGAGTAGCGCCTGGAATATTGCGGAGAGTGTCAGCAACCGTAATCCAAGGGTAGTAGATAGCAGCGTTTGAACCATCTTCTGAGCCAAGTGCGGCAGAGGCAAAGGCGGTTGCGCCAGCAACATTGGATCCAACAGGGGTATCAAGAACTGCAAACGCAGTTCCACGGCCATCAACGTAGTCAATCAAGTTTGCGTAAATAGCAGCCATAGCGGTAGAGTCTTCAACAGCACCGCCGGTTGCAAAGTAGTAAGCAACATCTGGAAGGTTAATAACAAGAGGGGTTTCAATAGTGTTCAATGTAGCTAAAGCAGTTACGTAGTTAGCAGCAACAAGTGCTTTGTCTACAGTGCCGTTGGCTACAACAAACGCATCTACAGCGGAAGCTCCAGCAGAAAGTGACTTGATGCCTGCAGCAGCAGGAACAGTTCCTGTGTAACCCGTGCGGATGAGGTTGATGTACTTAGAGCCAGCCGCAACAGTTGCAACAGCATAGCGAGAGTTATTTACATCAAGGCTAAGATCTCTGAACTGTTCAACAAGGTTAACAGATCCTGCAACACTTTCGTAGACAGCAAGGCTAAACAAAGTAGCTGTGGCTGAGGTAACTTCTACAAACAACGTGGTGTTTGCCCAAGTACCTGGGTCTTTTGCTTCTACTTTCAAAGTATTAGCTGGAGTTGCGTCTTGCAAGATAACAGACGCTTTAACTGGAGCAACAGTAGTCCCACCATTTACGGTACCGACTGATCTGACTACATATGCGGAGCGTCCACCATTAGCAAAAAAGCTGTATAGTGCGCTTGGTACGTGGTACTGGACACTTGGTCGGCCAAATAGCTTCACAAATTCTGTCCAGGAGCTTACTAGGGTTGGTGTAATTGGGCCTTTTGGAAGAGCACCAATAAACACGCCAACGGCGCTGCCATTGTCGGCAATATCAATAACCTGCGGAAGTGCAATCTCATTGATAAAAACGCCAGGGCGACTGTATGTAGTCATCCGGTATTTCTCCTTAACGTTAGGGTTATATTCTAGGGGTTCCGAATAGTGAAGATTTAGTAGACGAAATTTATCTTGGAATTATCTTAGACGTAATATTTACGCTTGCTACCGCAGAGATTGCGGAAGTAAGTTTTTCTGGCAAGATTTCTGAAGCAACCTTGATAGAAAAAATGTTAACAAACAGACGTTTGTTTTCTTCTGCGGTGTCCCGCTTAGTATACCCCAATAAATCTACAGGTCTGACTGTCTTGTCCTGCGGAATTTCAAGGTAGTTAAACCTCATAGGCAATTTATTTTTAAGAATTGCAGAGATAATTTGACGGTCGTGGCGGGGATTTCTGGAGTAAGAGCTCACTTGGTAGTAGATATCTACAGGAATTGGGTAATCGCTGTAAACCACAGTTCCCGTAGCAAATCCTTCAGGAGTGTATGGGAGGGGAATATACCCACGGTGAGCCCGAGCGGTATCTTCTGATATGTCAATCATTTCGATAGTCAGGTACGGGTAAGACTGTTCTCTAATTTCAAGGTCAGGTTGCCCAAACCACACGCCTACAGGACGAGCACTATTTTTAGCATCTGCCACAGTAATGCCAGTTAATTTGGCTTTAAGGGCTGCGTCTTCATTTAAGATAAATGGCATTAGTCAGGTAGCTCCATAGTCTCTAGAATTGATTCTTGGTGCTGTTCTTCGTAGTCTTCAACAAACCCTTCAATTCTGTTCATAAAAGGTCTGATAACAGGGTTAGGAGGTACGTTTTGGGTACCAAACTCCAGGTCTTCAATTCTTTGCTTGTAGCCTGGGGTGTATTGGATATCAAAAGTGTCATCTTCTGGTAAATACCTGACATACATATTGACAATAAGACCGATTGGCCAGGCATGCTGAAGGGCCTTCTGGCGTAGGTCGTTGGTAAGTTGGTTGGCTGCCTCATCAAAGGTTTTGCCAATTTTTTCAATGATCATATCTTCAAAGTCCACGCTACACCATCGATTTCATGGGAATTTGAGAACCACAAACTAGGCCTTGGCTAAAAACAAGTGCCGTTGTATAACCGTTCATATCAAATTCCTCAAGAGAGGCGCAGGGGTGTTGATATCTGCAGTGCAGTCCGCAGATATGTAAACTGTAAGCTTAAACAAAGAAACCGTCTAGATAAACTAGACGGTTCCTAAGTAAAAGCTACTTTTTCTTGACAACTTTTTTGACAGCTTTTTTAGCTACTTCTTTACCCTTACCAAATTTAGGGTGTTTTTTATCTTTTTGGCCGCAGCCGCATGTTGCACACATGGCGTTCCTATCTATGTTTGGATGTTTTTTTTGCTATTTTTTTAGGTTGGGCCACAAACTGATCGCCCTTGGCGTTTCCTTTTGCTTTAGCCTTGTTAGTAGCTGCCTTTTCAGATGGGGTTAGATCTTCCCAAGCTTTCTTAGGCAAGTACCTTTTTTTACCTTTTGATGGTTTGCCATCTGAGGTAGTCCATTCTTCTTTAGTCCATTTTTTTAAAGATTCTTGTGACTTTTTTAGAGGCATTAGTTTTTGTAACCTCCGCCAGCTTTTTTGTACTCAGTAGCTAAAAGCTGGGCTTTGCGAGCTGACCATTCTCCTGGATCTCCGCCTTTGGTACCAGCTTTAATCTTGTTGAATAGACGTTTACGAAGCTCTGGCTTAGTGTAGTTACCAGCAGCATTTACCTTAGACGCAGGTTTTTTTGTAGGCATTACTTACCCTTTTTATGAGGATTATTTTTGTGCCAATCCTTAGTTGCTTTTACCCCACTTTTGACAGTCTTGGCTCCGGCTACCTTGGTTAGGTTAATCTTATCCATTTTACCGTTGTTTTTACCCACGTGGTCCACAATAATCTCACCAGATTTTTTATATACTCTGTGCCCTGTACCTCCAGCGGAGAGTGTGGCTGGAGATTCTTTAACTTTTTTTTTCATCTTAACCTTTAACCTTTTTAAGATTAGGGTTTTTCTTTTTAGCTGCGGCTGACATCTTCCGAGTACTTGCCGCAAGGATGGCTTGAGCGCCTTCTTTAGATACACCTTGTTTTGAAGCAATATCTTCTGCAACTTTTTTAAACCCAGGGTGAGCTTTTTTCTTTTCTGCCATTTTTACTCCTAATTTGAATATTGTGCGAATTGCCTGTCATTGATTAGCTCTTCAGGGTTAATCTGAATAGCATCAAAGCTAAATATAGTATACGAGTCAGTAATTTGACCTTTAGGGTAAAACTTGTTTGGTCTAAATACTTGACCACGAAAAATAATACGATCTTTCAGGTATTTATCAGTGCTATTGACTAGGTCTGGAATCAATTCCTCTACATCTTTCATGTTGAGTGTGACTCGCAATAAGTCGGTGTTATAGAAACCACGAGCATTTTGAACAGTTACGCCCTGGTAAAGGTTCACATTAATACAAGGCATGGTAAATGGTAAGAGCCACTTACGACCGCTTGCAACAGAGCCCACATCGTAAATATCATCTACGGCAGTGCTTACACTATCGTATTTCCACCAAGCTATATTCTGACCAATATGCTTAGTAAGGTCATAGTTGATGCCAAAGAGGATAGCTTCGCGCTCGTAAGGGATTTGAAACCTACCACCAGGTTCATGCTCTCTCATTAGCGAACAAGCCACTCTTCTACGTCAGAATTGATGTCACGGAGTTTGATCCAACGAGAGCCCTTAGGTTCATCTTTGAATACGCGAAGTTTTCCTAGCAATCCAATAGGAGACCACTCAGGCCGGTCAGCTCTAGGGATGTAAACCTCAGATTCATCAAAACCTGGGACAACTTCCCAAGTTACTTGACCTGGATTTGGATTTACGTTAACTTTACGACCAAATGCGTCTTTAACGTATTTGCCAGCCCACTCGTTCCATGCGGAGTCACCAACAATAGCCGGTTTGGCTGACACGATGCCAATAATATCTGCGGCTGGGTCTTGAGCATTCGCAAATCTGATAATGGAACCTGTTACAAGTACCACAGACTTGCCTACCCGGTCTTCATTGTCCGGGTTGCCGTCTTCCCACTCAAAATATTCCGCATAGTCAGCTGCCGCAAGGTCGGCTCCGCCGTCAAAGTAACCATCACCATTAGCAGTAAACGCAACTTTACGGTTTCTAGTTCCACCAACGTTAGAGAATAGGCCGTACAGATAGGTAGTAGAAGTTGAATCTGCGTAATACTGAGACAAAGCTCCGGTACCAGTGTTAATTAACGCTCCAGAAGAATCTGTAGTATCTGGGGTAGAGCTTGTGTTAGGGCTCGTATCCTGACCAGAAGACGCCAAAAAGTAGCTGCTAGTTATTCTAGCTTTTACTGTGCCGCCTATGTCAAAAGCTATGTTTGAATTTAAAGACGATAGTTTGAGCTCGTTATCAAACGAAACTAGCGGTGTATCTACGTTTAAACTAGCGTCTACCGATACTGCAGAAAGACGACCCGCACCAGTTGCAAATGCGGTGGTAGTTCCAGAGTAATCTTTCCAAGTAGTGATCGCTACCGTGTCGTTGTAACCAACTCCGGTGGTACCGGTTGGCGCACCAGATGGTGCATAAACAGTAAAAGTTGAAGTGCTTGGTACGCTGTTGATAGAGCCTGAGTATGCCCCTACAACTACCTGCTCAGTTCCAGCTAAGTTATGGACTCCAGAGGTAGTAATCAAGTAGACGCTAGGTGAACCGGTTAACACAATGGAACTTATGCTAAATGAAGTAGAACCTCCTCTAACTATAATTGGAGAAGCACTTGAAGCTAGCGGAGGTATAAAAGTGTTTGAAGCGCTGGTATAAACGCCATTAGTAACGGTTGCAGCGTTACCCGTGATATTAACCCCGGAAAGAGTATGCCCACTGTTGCTAGCTCTGTTAAGGGCTACAGACGTGGTCCCCAAGAAAAGGCTAGAAGCACCAAGTACATCTGCAGGGATAGTTCCGGACAGTTTAGTTGAATCTAGCGTAGAAGCAGAAGTTAGTACTGCAGTGTCAAGAGACCAAGTATTGGCAGCGGTTTTCTTTAAAAAACCTGTGGTAGCTGCAATAGCCGCGATAGCGGCTAAGTCAGCATCGTATGCCTGCACGTTAGTATCAATTACAAGGCCCAGCGTAGAGCGCATATTAGATGAACTTGTGTTACCAAGTAACGTACGCGCCAAACTTGAAATGTCAGTTACGTCTGAAGTGCCAGATCCGGTAAAGTACGGGAGTTTATTAGCAGCACTGGTAAGACCAGCAATTGCCGTAAGGTTGGTATTACTAGGCTGATACCCAGAGTGAGTATGGCTAGTACCTGATTTAGCACTAAGTAGTGAATCTGCCTGAGGTACCGTGTAATACTTACTGTTTTCGTTAAGATGTCCGGAACCAATAAACTTTGCGGTCATTATTAGTTCTCCTGACCGAATGCGTTAAACGCGCAGTTTCCTCCAGTTGAGCCCGCGTAGATTACGTCTGTAGATGCGACTGTAAGACCTAGCGTTAGGGTCAAAGTAGTATTGGCAGCAATTGGGGTGTTGTAAAACAAGTACTGCTTGTTATTAACAGCTCCGTCCACAACCGCTACCCGCAGTCTAAAAGTGTCGTCTGAAGCTGAAATGTTAGCTACAGTGATCGTAGACACAATTGCACTACCGCCAGAAGGTACGGTATATAGGGCAGTGGTGTAGTTAGCTGTAGCTGGGGAGGTCTGCCCCAAAACTTTGTAAGTTGCCATTGAGATTCCTTAAGGTATCGGTACGTATCAAGGTACCTAATTACGATGGATATTTCTGCTTAAAGTGGCTGTTTTACTCTAAATCAGATCTTGAAATTAGCTTAAACTAGACAGTAGATTACCTATCGTTAAGACCATGCACCACTAAGTAGAGTTGCAGTTGAGCTGCCAACGTTTTCCACAGAAATCCAGGAAGACGTAGTTACCTGAACGGTACTTGGACTTGTAGAGGCAATTGTTGGAATAAAAGTTCCACCTGTAGCAGAACTTCTAAAAATGCCCTTAAACTTTATAGCAACTGTTTGCGCAGAAGCACTAGACGCAGACACTAAAGTAGAAGAAGCTGTGTTTACGTAACCAACGCGGTTTAACGCCGTTCCCGCAGTTTGAGGGTAAGTTATAAAATCATACGTTATGTTTACGGGGGCACTAGAAAAAGTAAACCCCATTGACACACCTGTGGATACAGAAGAAATGATTGCGGTAGTTACGTAGTAAACACCCTCAAACAAGTAAGTTCTATCAGCAACTAGTGTAAGTGTGTCGTTATCCGCGTCAAAAACGTTTACCGTTCCAGCAGTAGCAGTACCACTAGAAGTTCTGGTTACTAGTGCTGGTCCGTAAGTTATTGCTCCTGTAGCGCCATTAAAAGAAGCTACAGTATTGGCGGTAGTAGCCAAAGTCCCAGTAGTAGGCAACGTAACCGAAGTATTGCCAGTAGTAGCCAAGGCGACAGTGTTTGTTGTGGAACCAATAGTTGTGTTACCGCTAAGGGTTAAAGACTGTGTAGAAGCGGCCCAGGCAGTACCTGTAGATCTAAGGAATGTTCCTGCTGTAGCAGAAAAAGCTAATGTCTGAATTGCCCCAGTTCCATTACCCGTTAACAACGACCCCGAAGTAAGGGTGCTTGCTCCGGTTCCACCGTTAGCTACAGTCAAAGCCGTAGTTAAAGACACTGACCCCAGAGCAAGAGCGTTAGTGCTGGGGTTATAACTTAACTGCGCATCGGTGTACAAAGCCTCAGATAGCGCGGTAGCGTTATGAGTGTCAACAAGAGTCAGGTAATAGCTAGCATTTGTAGACGTACTTACTGTTAAAACTGTATTTGCACTAGTGGCTGTAGTAGCAGTAGTCGCACTGGTGGCTGTGGTTGCCGTAGTAGCGGTAGCAGCATTGCCATCAATAGACACGCCAGTTAAAGTTTGAGCACCAGAGGCTCTGTTAAGGGCAAAGTTTGAAGTACCAATATTAATGCTACTAGCTCCGGTTAGATAACCAGCCAAAGCATGGTTACCCCAACCGTAAGCGGTAGACCAGTTAGTCTGGTTTGCAGTGGTCGGTAGCGAATACCCGACTGAGTAGGTTAATGCCAGAGTTCCGGTAGAAGTAATAGGGTTGCCCGAGATAGTTAAACCTGTAGGAACAGACATATTTACAGAGGTAACGCCTGCAACACTTGTAGTGAAGTACGGTAGGGCAGCCCATGTGCTGACCCCATTACCAATTTTAAATTTATTAGTGTCAGTCTCAAATCCAAGCTCGCCTGAGGCTAGCACTGTAGTAGAGACCCACTCGGCAGCGGTGCCTCTTCGTACTTGGATTTTTAAACTCAAGACATCCCACTTTGTAACAACGCAGATACTTCAACTTCAGTTAAACCTAGTGACGTAAGTTTGTCGATAGCAGACTGCCTTGCTAACTCTTCTTCAGTAGGTTCAGGCTCTTCCACAATCTCAACAATCTCAACAATGTTGTTTAGCGGATGGTCATGGGTTTCATCGCATGGTTCACAATATCCGCCCTCACCATATGTGATTACTTTGCTCATTATGTTTTCCTCAACCAAACGGTAGGACTGTTGAAACTTTGACCATTGACTGCGGCTGTAGTAAACGCACCACTAACGCCTGTTTGTGTCCAACCTACAGATTGAGCGTTACCTGTTGTTGAAGCGGCAGGTGTTTGAAAGTAGGCAGTTGTAGACGTTCGGTAATTATTTACGCTTGCGTTAGTTTGAGAGACAAACGCTAACCAATAAATACCTGCTGCGAGCATTTGATTTATTGTGATTTCATAACCTGCTCCTGCGGCGACTGGTGCAACTGTGCCAGCGTTTAAAACAACTGTTGATGGCTGCCCGTTTGTGTCATTGTAAATACCAAGTCGGGCAACGCCTGAGCCTGAAAACGTACCACTCGTTCGTACGGCAATACGGTCAAATGTTGTTTGGCTTGGAACAACTAATGGCAAAAAATAAGCGGTATTTAACGCGGCTACGACACTTGAATTAGAAGCTGGAGAAGTGTAGTAATAAGTAGAAGTCATAGGTAGAACACCTGACAGACCGATGTCACCAGTTCGCGAAAACTCAATAGATAAAGTGGCTTCACTTGAAAAGGTACCTGACCCACTAACAAAGGCAACAGGTATAGCGTAAAAAGGCGTAAAGTCTGAGTTTTCGCCCATTTCGCCAGTGATACGAAACACTGCATAACTGGCAACAGAGTTTAAGTTAGAAGTAATCGTTATATAACCACGATTATTTAAAGTAGTTGAGTCATCCCAAGTACCGATAAATGCTCTAAAGTCTGCACTCAGTCTGTCCACACTGCTTATAATAATTTGGGTAGTTGTCGCATTTGTTGAATTATTAGGGGCAACATAACCCGCATTAACTGTAAAGTCTTGTGCTACATATTCAGCGTAAGTGGTGTATTTGTATTGCAGGCCGCCTTTGTTGCCTTGTGCTCCACTTGCACCCGCGGCACCTGATGGACCTGTTGGACCTGACACCGTAGATGCAGCACCGGTAGGTCCTGACGGTCCCGAAGGACCAGTTGCTCCTGTGGCACCAGTAGCGCCTGGCTCTGATTTGTATGCAAGCGAAGACCACGCTGTAGTTCCGTCACCAACTTTGAACTTGTTGGTGTCAGTCTCCAATCCAGCTTCGCCAGAGGCTAAAACAGGGTTGGCAGTAGTCCAGTTGGCAGCAGTGTCCCTGCGCCATTGAATCGTGGTCTTCGCCGGCATTTAATTACTCCGCAGCAGGTAGCGCAGAAAGCTCTGTCTGGTGGGCAGAAATCGCTGCAGATAGGGTTGCAATTGCTTCATCGGCGCTAGTTACGCCCTCTTCGTTTCCGAGAGATGCGGCAGTTGCCTTGTTTAATTCGTGCTGGTAGCCTTCGTTTGCAAATGATGCAATACGAGCTTCCAAGATTTCGCGCTTCTGATCGTTGGATAGAAGGGAGCCAAAATCAATTGCCATAGTTGTTTTCCTTAATCTAGATTAGGCGGATCCGCCATCGATGAATTTTACACCAAGAAGTGATGTATCAGTGCCTGTTTGGTCAATATTATCAATAAGTGTTGTCTCTACGCCAGCTGTTCCCGCTCGAACAGCCAGTTTAAGCGTTCCAGCAGTGGTGCCATCGCGGAAATAAAGTTTGGCTTGGTTTGCACCAGGATTGGCTGCAGCCGCTGTTCCTTTGTACATGCTCAAATATCCGCCAGAGTTTTCTAGGTTCAATGTTGCAAATCCATTGGCAGCGATAATCCCGTTGTTTGCTGTGATGTTTCCCCCACCAAAAATTGAGCCGTTTGATGAAACTCTTGTCAAGATTGTGCCTGCGCTGTTTTGCCATTCCTGCAAGTTACCCGTCTGGGACGCAGAACCACGAATGACGACGCCAACGAAAGTTGTGTTGTCAATCACGACAGGAAGTTTTGTTGAAGTTATAGCGGTTGCGCCAACACCCACATACACACGTGCAGGTGCAATGATGTTTCCAAGGTAATCTACACGCGCAAGAATGTTTGAAGACGAATCTTGCCACTCTTGAATGTTTGCAGTTTGAGAAGGTCGAAGTCTTACAACCATTACGGGAACAGTCGGTGTTCCTGTGTTAGGTGTCACCCTGTATGTATAAACATTTTCTGCGGTGGTATTGACACCACCATTGCCCAAAACAATATCTGCTGCAACGGTCACACCGTAAGTAGCGATTACGCGACCTGTTGAGTTTATAGAGCAAAGAACCGAACCTGCGCTGTTTTGCCATTCCTGCAAGTTAGCCGACTGCGAAGCAGCACCACGAACAATCATTCCAATGGTTCCAGCGGAACGCGCCGTGACACTTGACTGTGCATCTACCGATACTGTACCTGCAACAGTCTGTGCGCCAGTAGTAGCATTAGCGTAAGACACAGAGTTAGTTGCAGCAGCCGTCACAATAAAAGTACCGTTGTAACCTGTCGGTGTTACACCAGCCACAGTAATACGGTCACCGACAGCAAGGTTGTGGTTGCTTGTGGTAGTCAAAGTTGCGGTTGTTCCATCGCCCGAGGCAGCCGTAGTTGCACCACCAACAGCAGTGGTAAGTGGGGCGGTGCTTCCCGTAAAGATCTGGGCGTTAGCGTTACGGCCACCAAGGACTACGGAAGCGTTTGATTGCAATTCCTGCAAGTTAGCCGTTTGAGAAGCAGCACCCTGAATCATAAAAGGTTTATTAGCAGCATTAACAGCAAAGATTGCAAAACCACCAGAGTTGCCAGTGGACATTGTTGCTTGACCAGAAGCAGTTGAGCCGATGCTTGGAAGTCTTAGCGAACCAATCGATGTGACATGGGCAAGGCTTGTTCCAGCGCTGTTTTGCCATTCCTGCAAGTTAGCCGTCTGAGAAGCAGCGCCACGAATAACTTGACCGATACGTCCAGCAGCAGTTATTTGAACACCTAACTGTGAACTTAAAGCAATGTAAGTGCTAGAACCAACTGTCAAATGTCCTGATTGCGCTGACGAACCCAAAGCCATACGGTAAGAAACAGTTCCCGTGTTTGTGGTTATGTTCAACAAATCAGCAGTTTGACCCGATGCACCCGTAAGAACTAAAGGAATAACACC